TCTACCTTGAGATCACCTTCAACACCAAGCTCAGACAATGCGCTAACAATGTCATCCAATGTAAAGACGACAGCCTTATCCTTGTCCTTGGCGGACAACATAGCACGGATGATATCCCCATTGGTCAAGCCAGCGGCATGAGCATCCTTCCAGATGCGGGAAGTCTTCACGCTCACATCGTCCAATGTGAAGGGCTTGTGTGCTACTTCGATGTGACGATCAGCCCACACCCAGATGTTGTTCAAAGGGTCAGCAGAGAACTTTTCCCAATCGATCAAGGCTTGAGCATACTTCTTCTTGTCCTTGTTCAAGAAGGACATTTCCTTTTCATCGTAACGATAGCCCGTGAAGTGCCCCAAAAACAGGATCGAAACTTTCTTATTAACTGGTGTGAGCACAGCAATAAGCTTATTCATGTAGGCAGTTTGCCCCGTAGCATGAGTGGCTTCGATCACCTTATTAGCCCACACCTTGAGGGTTTCTTTCGTGATCTTTTCAGCCGCACCAAGGGCTTCAATGGCAGTGTTAAAACCAGCCTCAAACAAGGCAGTGTTGAATTGTTGAGACATAACGTTCTCCGTTAATTGATCCATGCAATAGCGCATGTTATAGGCCACGTCTAATGGCCTAGGTACATACGTTAATTCAATTGAATTGGGTTTGGTTCAAACAGGCACACCAGCCTTGTGACAATAGCCCGATTGTCCACCTTGAACACTTTGATATGCTCTTCGGCTTCTTCAACTGTAATGTTGCAGACCGTTAAGACAATAACCCACTTACTCCCCTTAGGAGTAAACACGTTATGACGGATAACAAGCTTACCTTCTTGTCCAGTCGGATTCATATATCCCCCTTAAAAAGACAATGATCCATCTTTGTTCCACAAACGCGAGCCACTAGTGGCAACACGGATGTGATACAGAGCCCAATAAGACGGGCTTGTAACTTGCTTGATCGTACCATTCACAATGTAGGTCAGCTTGAACATTACGTTCTCCAGTTATTACTTAGAGCACAGTATACGCTAAGTAATGGGGGCTTGTCAACCCCCTAGCCTGATTGGTTACAGGAACAATCTGCCCTTATCCCCTGCCACCCTCTTAAATCATGTCCTATCGTTGTATATGTGACAACGTGGTGGCCCATTATTACTAGGGACAACGATAGAAGAAGAGCCAGCGTAAGCAAGGCCGCTATCATGATTTAAGTCTTTGTCGGATGACAGAGAACAAGGGCGAATTGTTAAAGAAAAAATGTATAGATGGAATACCCCCATTGACACAATGCACCAATGGGCTATTCAAAAGGACACGTATTAGGTTTTTATGCGCACCTATGCCTAAGCATGAGCTGAGGGTTATCTAATTTACACGTTCGGGCCACCCCTACTAGCGTATTTCGACACCTGCCAACGTCATACAGTCCGGGCATAAGAACACAGAGCCTTAGCCCATGTTCTAGTGAAGAATCTATACATTTTTAAAGAACTAGCCCATATTATGAGCCATTGCCTCTAACTTGTCAAGCCCTGATTTATAGATTAGTAGCTTTTCCACAGCATAAATCAAATAGTTTCTATTTACTATACTGGCTTGGCTAATGTGATTGGATTATGGTTCGGGGTTGCAATACGTGCACGTATCACACTTACTCCGCATCCAATCAGGGAATGCCTTATGTTGCCATGCTATCGAGCAAGAAACACAAAAGAGATTTTAGCTAAGGTACTTAGCACGGGAATACCCGGACTAATCCCACTAACCTATAAATCAGAGCTTAACTTGTTAAAGAACGTTTGTCATTGCTGACAGTTCCTATTACAACACAGTCTGACTGTTTTGTCAAGCCCTATTTACTAGGGCTTACACTTAGTTAGGGTTACTAAGTAGGCCAGCGTGAACCGCTAGTATGCCACTTTTCCCACGCCTAACTAAGTAGGACTACAGACAAACGATGTTGTTAAAGAACGTGGTGCAATGATGCGCTAAGTTTTCACCTTGCACAACCCCCTAAATAGGGGGCCTTGCTTGTCAGCACCTAAGCACCAACAAAACCAATGGTATAGAACAAAACACAGAATGAAATAGGTAGAAACCCTTAGAACAATCGGCTATCACGCTTAGAACAGAACACGCATGATGTGCGTATGTGCGTAGCACGTATGGGATATAAAGCAATAGGTAGTTTCCCTATATTGTATCTAATTGTGTGTTATCCACAGGAGCATTGGTATTGTGGATAAGCTCTAGCGTAGACCCTGTGGATAACCTGTGAATAGCCCTAGGATCGCGGGATAACTTTGTTTAGGGGGTAGGCTAGGGACACGACACAGAATGCACTACAGGTCTGATTAAGGGCCTTTACGGGGTATGTATAGAAGTACAGTATATGACGCTTACAGCATACGTAAGGGGAGATGCTTATTGACAAACCTTGAGAATTGTGCAAGTGATTGATATGTAAGGGTTTTTCCCTATTGACACTTGAGAATTGTGTGGTAGGCAATGATGAATGTTAGACGGTGGGTGTATTACATAGCCCATTTAACGATACCCATTAAACCTTGAGCATTCCTTGAGGGGGGTATCCAGGGGGATGGGGGTACCCTTCTATAGGTGCATTGCACCTAAAATATATCTACTAAAAATTACAACAATCCCTCTCCCCCAAGAAAAACAGAACAATCCATTCCTTGAGCTATGCTTGAGGAGGAATCACTAGGACGCCTTCGGCATTCTATACGAAAACGAAAGAATGTCCCGATAGGGACGTAATTAGATTTATGCACGTAAGTGCGCATAGTGGAGATTATGAGTAAATTAATTCTTAATGATGTTACTAACATCGATAGTTTAACTACAATCAATAGTAATTTTGATCGTATTGAACAAGCATTACAAGAAAAAATCTTGTTCAGAGATAATCCAGAAGGAGAGCCTAACACAATGCTCAACTCTCTGGATATGAATGGTAAGGACATTCTAAATGCTAGAACACTAACATTACAAAGTGGCCCTGTAGCTTCTATCTCTCAAGTAGCAGAAGCATTAGATTCAGTTCAAACTACTGCTAGTATTGTACAAGACAATCTTACATTAACTACCTTATATAAAGATGCTGCTCAGCAATCTGCTACTAGTGCTGCTGCATCATATGATTTGTTTGATGATCGATTTTTAGGAGCTAAGACATTTGATCCTCCTACAGATAACGATGGTAATACATTAATTGCTGGATCTATGTACTTTGCTTTGCAACTCTCACCTTCAAGAATGAGAGTGTATTCTGGTACTGCTTGGCAGGATGTAGGGAGTTTTACTTCTGCTAATGTTAGTACAGTTGATCCTTCTCTTTATGCTTCGACACTAGAAGCACAACAAGGGATTAACACATTAAAAGTGATGACCCCTGCTAGAACATTCGAAGCAATTCAGAATAGGTTAGACACTCCCACTGTTAATACTTTAAATGTAGTAGATGGAGATTTTAGTCTTAGTTTGAATAGCAATGTGGCCAAAATTAATATGGGATGGCCAGATGCTTATATCCAATTTGATAGAAATACAAACACCTATTCGTTCAAGATTAATGCAGTTACTTTTGCTACAATTGGAACTTCTGGCGGTCTTCAAATCCCTTTTGATGGTAATCTATCAGACAGTGTGGTTCGTAGAAGCCAAATGTATACAGCTATTGGTCCAGCGTTCTTCCCTGGTGATGTAAAGGATTCCTATCGTACTACAGATCATGGGAAATGGTTGTTGATTACTCGTTCCTATAGAACTATTGGAGATGCTCTTTCAGGAGCCACTGCTAGAGCCAATGCGGATACATATGCATTATATAATGAATTATGGAGCAATGTTGGGGTGGGTGTATTGGGCATACAAGATCAGTCTGGAGCTGCATCTACAGCAGGGGCTTCTTCTTTAGCAGATTTTAATGCGCATAAGAGATTAATCCTCCCAAACCATTCTGGTCTTATCACGAAAGGCCATCATGGAGGAGATGCTTCGTATACTACGAATACGTCTCGTGGTCTTGGTAGTGTGGAATACGATGATAATAAGAACCATGCTCATTCTTATTGGTCTTCTACAGAAAGTGCTGATGGTACTGCTCCGGACGTTGAACGTCTTGGTGGATGGAGACAACTAGCGTATAGCACTTCCTACCAAGGGGGTAACGAGGTAACTGTTCGTAATCGTTCTACTAATGTGTTTATCGCTTTCTAAGGAAAACCAATGCAAACTCAAGAAATATTAGATCAAATTCCTGATTCTGCAAAGGTAGTAGTAGCTGCTAGTGCCCCTATGGCTTCTCTATTTGGACTCACCGTAGAAGAATGGAGCTATGTACTATCTGCAATAGTAGCTTGTATGTTCATTATAGAAAAACTGGTAAGAGCTTATTTATGGTGGAAAGCCAGATACAATGAAAATTGCAAATGCAAATAAATGGTTAATAGGAGTGGCTTCTACTGCTCTTATTAGTAGTGCTGCTATGTGGGAAGGAGAAAAGAATGAACCTTATCTCGATGTGGGTGGAATCCCAACTGTCTGTATGGGATACACTGGGAAAGACATTACTTGGGGTAAACATTACTCTCATGAAGAATGCAATGGACTTTTACGGAAAGAACTCGTAGATCATGCTAATGGTGTATTAAATTGTATTACACAACCATTAGCTGTTAACGAATACAACTCTTTTACGTTAATGGCATATAATATTGGAGTAGTAGGATTTTGTTCCTCTCGTACTGCAAGGCTGTTTAATGAGGGAAAAAGAGCAGAAGCATGTGATGCTATTGCTTTCTCTCCAAACAAACAGCCTAATTGGTCGTATGTTAATGGAAAGTTTGTTAAAGGACTGTTCAATAGACGGCTCTATGAGCGTTCAATGTGCTTAGGTAAGGGTGTTCTATATGCAAGCTAAGATTATTGCAGCCTTGATCGTTCTAGGGGCCTTGCTGGGCCTCCATTACTATGATAAAGAGCAAGCTTTGTCTTCTATTCGTTCAGAATATACTTTAAAGAGCAAAGAGATCATTACGAGGACTGAAAGAGCCACTCAGGCTCTTGAAGCCTCTACTCGTAAATCAATTAAGGATAAAGAAAATGAACTGCAAAATGTTGTTGCTAACCGCGACGCTGCTTTGCTCCGCTTGCAGCACCGTGCAGTACGTCCCAGCGTCATTACAGTTACCGAAGTTAGAGAAACCTGCACAGGAAGAAGTCTTTTCAGGGAAGATGCAGAATTTCTTACAAGGGAGGCTTCCAGAGCAGACAAAATCCTTATCGAAAGAGATTTCTACTACGACAAATACGAAGAAGCTAGACTAAAATTAGAGGAATTACATAATGGAACGTCAAGACTTCCTTGATTCGACAGGCAGGCCAATTACTCAGTCACTTTTCCTGGAAATTGGATATACTGAGTTTGCTAAATACACGTTAAAAGATCACGATTATGAGTACAACGGTGTTGTCTACCCATCCCTGAAGCGTCTTTATCTCGAAGAAGAAGACCCTACTGAGTATGATTTTGCTAATAAACATCTATTGGGATGGAGGCATTGGCAACGTCTTTGTGAGAATAAGCAAATCCGTAAACATATTGACGAATGGCGAGAAGAGCTAGAATTTAAGTTACGTTCTAAGGCTGTTCGTAATATGATGTCCTCTGCTCAAGGAGGAAATTATCAAGCAGCTAAGTGGTTTGCCGATCGAGGATGGGCTACTAGAGCTGCTGGAAGACCTACTAAAGCTGAAATTGATGGTAATAAAGCTATTCAAGATCGCTTAGATGGTGAATTTAATGATGATGTTGTTCGTCTATTTAATCGACAAAACTAAGGAGATATTATGGCTACAAAGAAACCAGCTAAGAAGATGCCCGGTAAGGGTGGTAAGAAGGGCTGTTAATGGCTAGAGAAGAAGATACTTGGAGAGCGCAGGCTAAACTGAAACTAGAACGTATGCCTGAAGAGGCTAGACAGATTAGAGAAACGGCTATTCAAGACCTCTTCTTCTTTGCTCGTCTAGTCAATCCTGGGTATATGTATGGGGACATCCATAAGGAACTCTTTCAATGGATGCAAGATTATACATTGTTCGGTAAAGGAAAGATTGACGCCACAAACAAACTGATCATGCTCCCACGAGCCCACTTAAAGAGTCATATGGTGGCTACTTGGGCCTCATGGATCATTACAAGGCATCCCGAAGTTACTATTCTTTATGTTTCAGCTACTTCTGGCCTTGCTGAGACACAGCTTTATGCGATTAAGAATATTCTAGAGAGCAATACATATTCTCGGTATTTTCCTGAGTATGTCCATCCTCAGGAGGGTAAAAGAGAGAAATGGAGTCAAACAGCTATTTCCATTGACCATATCAAACGTAAGAATGAGGGAGTACGAGATCCCACTATTGCAACAGCAGGGCTTACGACTAACACTACAGGATGGCACTCTGACATTCTAATTCCAGATGACTTAGTTGTACCCGAGAACGCATATACTACGGATGGTAGAGAGAGCGTAGCAAAGAAAGCATCTCAATTT